CACCTTTAGCGGGACCAACAAGTTTGCCAGCGGTTGCTTCAAAAATGGATGCCATCGTTAGTGTCCTCCTCAGTCCATATTGGAGACGTTGGTGGCACGCACGATGCCGATGTTCTTCAGCTCATACACCTTGGACCAGTTGCCCACGGTTTCAAGCTGAGCACGAGTCGGGTTCACCGTGGTGACACCCCACTTGGCACCAACAGGGTGGTAGCAGTAGTGCAGGTCAATCGACATGGCATCGCTCTTAGCGAGGATGTCACGGTCGGTCTCAGTTTGCATTGCAAGCTGTTCACCCGAAGCAACTGCACCGCTGGTGAAGAAGAAGGTGCCGTACTCAGTGCTGCCACCGGAACCGGCAGTAGGCACATCGTCGGACACGATCACACGCAGACCCATGTAGGTCGGCACGCTAACTTCACCGCCGTAAGCAGCAGCAATCGAACCACCAGATTGAGTGGTCGAAGTGCCACGAGCATCCGTGGTCGCCACATAGTCGATTGCACGACGCTCAACAAGGTCGTAATACACTTTGGAGTGCATAGCAACCGCAGCCAGCTTGTCGCCCTGATCGCCAAGAATGGCGCGGGCTTCAGCAACGTGACGGGGGCTCAGAGTGGTGGGGGTGTCACCAGACTCGGAGTCGATGCAAAGATCAAAGAAGGCAGAGTTGCTGTCGTTTGCGTTCAGCGAACCGAACACACCCTGCAGGCAGGACAGCAGATCCTTTTGACGCTGGTTAGCAACATAATCAGCAATCTTGGCGCCGATGGCAGCCATGGGATCGGAACCAGCAGCAAGAGCAGCAAGGTCACGAGCCTCGAAGGCACGACCACGGTGCAGGATGACGCCGATTTGCTTATCAGCTTGGATCTTGCCAGGGGTGAGGCTGCTGCTATCGGTCAGCACCTCGAAATCGCCGGAAAGGTTTGCTTTCCAGAAGGGAACGTTGATGAAATCACCGCCCTCGGTGGCATTCAGCTCCGCCATAGGCTGCACCACACCGGAAGCCAAGAAGGCATCACGCAGAGTGGTTTGCTCAATGACGTAAGGCGTAAATACCTCGGGGATGATAACGTCAGAGCGAAGAGTCGCCATGACTAATCCTCAAGAATGGTTTACGGTGTCGGGCACAGCCCATTACCCAGCACAGCCGGTTACGTTAAAGTTTAACGTCCTGCTGCTGCTTTCAACCTGTCGTATAAATCGCGGTCAGTACGGAATAGCCGCGATTGCTCTGTCAGGTTGAAGGATTCAGGCGCGAACGGGTTTTTGATGCCCGCTGGGATTTCGCCAGTGCTGCGTCCTACAGGCGCGCCACTGCCTTGAGGCTTAGGTTGCTTTTGCATCCAAGCTGGCAGGCTTTGCTTTGCCCACTCGCTAACGGGCGTGCGTTGGTAGCCATCGACAACAACGACAGTGCCATCGGCTTCACGTTCAATTTGATCAGCATTGAGCTTGGTTTTCAGCACCAAGTCAGGATCATGCACGATGTCAGCTAGTGCGCTGACGGCTGGTGTGAGCAGCTCAAGTTCCCGCACGCGGGATTCCAGTTCTGCAATGCGCTGGTCCTTTTGCGCCGTCGCCTCACGGAACTGCTGCTCCAAAGCCTGCCGGGCTTCGGTGTATTTTCCTTGGGATTCCAGTTCTGCCTGTTCGGCACGTCGCTTGAATTCCAGTAATTCGTTGATGTCAACGCCATCTGGCACAGCCTTGGCTTGAGCGACAGCCTTTTTGTACTCGTCTAGCAATTCAGAATTCTTGCGGCGCATTGCCTCAAGCTCTGTTTGCATTGCTTGCAGTTCTGCAGTTTGCTCCACAGAAGCCTGCTGTTCTTCGGACATGTTTTAACCCACAGGGTTAAGTGCAACCGAAGATTAACACCTACTCATCATTTTCGTCATCTGTGCAGGTAATAACCTCAATGCCTTCTGCCAGCCTGCCCATCAAAGCGCCAAGAATCTGTGGGTCAGCAGGACATGGGAAGACAAACCGACCTTCGATAATGCCATCGGTGCATCTGAGATAAGTGCAGTTGCCTTCCCAGATCCTGCCTTTCATCGTTTTAACGGCGCTTCTTTTAATTCAGAACGCAGCTTGAGCACTTTGTTGCCGGTTGATTCAGATTTGATTTCCAGCACAGGATCCCCAGGCTGAGCGATGCGAACCACCTGTCCGCCAGATTGCGTGCTGATGGTGGCGCGTTTCTTGGCCACACCAGTCACGGTGCCAAAAGTGCGAGCGCCTTGGTAAGTCCAAGCGACGCGTGAGCCGATGCCGATTGCCATTTACTTAGCCTTCCGCTTGCGTGATTTTCCGGCTTTTGCGTACGCGATTGCTACCGCTTGCTTTGGTGGTTTTCCTGCTGCCATCTCCGTCTTGATGTTTTGTTGTATCACTTTTTTGCTTTTGCCCTTCTTCAACGGCATAACGCCAGTCCTCAACGGCTGACAGCAGTGTAGATCCATCAGCAGTAGCCCAGCCTTTGTCGGTATAAACCGCTGGCACCCACGCTTCACCAATCAGTGCTTCGACAGGATCAGAGAAAACGAAATAGATTCCTTCGTTCCTGAAGTGCCTAAGACTCGGGAGTTCCATAGCGGCTGCGAAGTTGGTCCAAGGTTAGTTCGGATCCATCATCGCGCACGAGTTTGGCGACGGCATTTTTAGGACCGTATTTTTCGGCAAGTTTATTGAAGTACGGCACCTTGCTAGCGCCAAGCGCTTCCGCCTGAACCGACTTAGGCTGCTTTGCTAGCCACTCGCCGTAGCTCATGTTGATTGGCACCTGTCCGTATTGGCTAGCGCGTGTTGCTGTTGTAGATGGTGGCAGGATATCAGGATCAATAATCGGCACAGTTGTTGACCGACAGTTGAAATGTTGAGGCGGGGTTGGACCTTTGCCATATTCAAACTCACGCCCATCTAATGCCGCACAGATTGCGCTGGTTCTGGTGTCTAGCGTTGCGACGTAGCGGTACTTTTGTGTTATGTCTTGATTGGCTTCGTAGACCTGTTGGCTGGCAGCGTTAGCAACCTGATTGATGCTCGTACGCACTAACGCCATGACCTGATTATCTGGAATGGTGGTTAGCTCACCACCTGCTGCGATTGCCTGTTTTGCCGTGCGATTTTCGCCAAACTGCAGCGTGCCAACTAGGCGTTTGGCAATTTGCGGTGTCGTTTCACCAGTCAGCAAGCCATTTCGTACAACCTGTCCAAACCGCTCAGCCTGCGATTCAGCAATGCCGCGAAATGCCTTTTCGACTACCTGACCGTTAGGCAGCGTGATCGTTGCGCCCTTTGCAGCAGTCAAACTGAATGTTTGCGGTGCGCCTTGAACTGCAGCCACCAAATCATCGCTAAGCGTGACCACGTTGATTTGCGTCGGATCTGTTGTAACGACTGACTGTGCAAACTGCGGGCTAATCTCGACGGTGTTAACAGCAGAACGCATCCCTGGCGGTAAAGCGCGGGCTAACTGCTGCGTTACAAACTCAGATTGCAACTGCGCCAAACCCTGCAGTTCGTTAGCTGTTAGCTCAGTGCTGTCGCCAGCCCATGTGCCAAGGCTTGCTTTTAACTGAGCCAGAATGGCTCGCAGTCTGGCAGCTTTAACAGGTGCAGCAGCTTCGTCAATAATCCGCAGTTGATTAACGGCATCAATAATGATGTCGTTGTAGGAGTTAATTAACCGACGTGCAACGCTGTTGCTGTAGCGATTGAGGTCAATGGCGTTGCGGTATAGAACTGCTGGCGTTGCCATTATTCGATACCTAGATCCTGAGGCTTACAAGCGGTTTGCATGGTAACATCAGCGCCAGACTTTAATGCCTCTTTGATCAGCATGATGACAGCCTCTGGCGTTTCATCAGTGCCGTTTTCTACGTTCATTTCTTCTACGGTGTATAGCCTGCCGTTGCGATACCAGCTAAGCCTGATGACAGCAAAAATGTGAGGCTTCATTTGCCCCTTAACAGCAACTAGCTGTTGCCTGCGTGGCTTGTTTGCTTCCATCGCTAACCTCCATAGCCAGCTCATCATGCCGGGATATCGCTTGTATCTTCAGGTTCTGCAGATTCTTCTGGCATTTGTTCATTGACGCGAGGTTCCGGCTGTGCCATCTCGATCATGCCGCCAGCCTGTGTTGCTTCTAGTTCTTCCTGTACGTCAAAATCGTCGCCCAGTACTTCGCCATCAGCAAGGTTTTGCAGCAGCGTTTCTTGGGTGATTGTGCCAGCGGTGTAGAGCTGCAGCAACGCTTGGATTTCCTGCGGTTCAAGGCGTGCGCCTAGGAAATCACGGTTGACGTAGCTGCTACCAACCTCGGTGATGTTGAGATATTCAGCGTGGTAGGTCAGGCAGTTGTCGATCAAATCTTGCATATTTTGGGCGATCACCATCATGGTGCTGTCACCTTGACTGCGGTCGATGCGCTTAGCCTCTGCAGTTTCTGCCGATAGCTTTTGACCTAAAACAGCAGATAGACCTAGCTCGTTGATTTGCTGTGCGATCTGCTCAAGCCTGCGGAACTGCGATTCAAAACTATTACCGCTGGGTTCGATGTACTCTGCTTTGCCTTCCGCTGGGAATGCGATTGCCTCACCAGGACCAGCAGATACTTCTTCTGCGCTAGAAGGGAAGCCAAAAAATGCAAGCATCGGGACAGCACAGATGTGAAGCTGATTGTCCAGATCAGATTGCACTTGATAAGCTTTTAGATTTAGCTCCGCGATGTCTTCCATTGGCGGGCGTGATTCCATAAAGTTCACGCGATTAGCGTAAGCAACACTGAAGGGAATTTGGCTAAGCGTTGTGGTGCCATTATCAAACAGCTCAAAGTCACCGGACTTTTCATCACGGCGATGCAGCTCAAAGTTGCCAGGTGCTAGGACGCGCACCTGCTCGACTTCCTTTTCGCCGTAAAACCCGTCAGGAACGATCACTTTTTCTAGCAGGCGAAGCTGGCTGAGCTCTTGCACTCCGTCTACCAGTTCTGTGCGCCAGCCGAGGATTTCACGCGGCGTATAACTGACGTAATAAGGTCTTCCATTTTCACCAGCAGCAGGAGCATCCACAAGCACACCAACATGCCCGTAACGCACCATCTTTCGTGCGGTTTCATACGTCCAGACGTTGAGGTCGTTGCCTAGCAAGTCAACGTCAAATAACTGTTCGCGCACGATGTCAGATACATCGTTTAACCGGACAGGCTTGCGTGTCAACATGCCAGCGAGCATCCGTTCAAGCCGCTGGTAATAAGGCGGGCACACTGAACGTGCGAGCCTGTTGTCGTAGCTTTCGTCCAGCTCGCGGGGTTCTTGGGGCAGGTAACGGCGATGCTTGCGACGCATCCCGTAGGTGCCCGACATTAGGTCTTCAATCAGGATCCAGTGGGGCTCCTGAGCGTGCCATGCGGAGTTGGCATCGTTGACCTTGGTAACGGTGCTCCGCGCCATGGGGCGGTCGTAGAAGTTATACCCTGAGTACATGGCGCCGCTTCGATAATCAAAGTTTAGGGGCTGGCATTAGCCAACCCCATTAGATCAAACAGCTACAGCGACATCAGCAGAGGCAGCCTGCAGCGTGACGGACTTGCGACCGAGCTTGATTTCAAACTCGTCACCGGGCTTAAAGCCCATTTCTTGAACGTAGCCTTCACCGATCTGCAGCTTGCCGTTGAACTGCACTTTGGTTTTGTAAGTCAAGGCACGACCGCGCTTGCTGTTGGACTTCATCTCAAAGCCCTTGGCTTCGAGAAGTGCTTCGTAAAAGGCGGTGTAGCAGAGCTTGCCGTTTTTGTCGGTGTAGCCACACTCGCGGACAAGATCTGATTTGTTGAGATCTTTAAGCTCTTTGACCTTGGCGAGTAGTTCGGAACCCTTGAGCATGAGTAGGGGTAAAGCGGACCCTGCAAAGATAGCACTAATACAGGCGGATACCAGTAGACCTACCAGCACCCATGTGGAGCGGATTGAACTCACGCCAGATCAGGTAGCCCAGGGCATCGTTCATGTGGTCATACCCTGAATCCTTGTCAGGGTCGCCCTTTTCGGTATAGCACTGCAGCTCCAAGCATTCGATCATCCGCTTGCAGGTTGCGCTGATCTGCAGCCTGACCTGTCCTTTCCCGTTTTCAAGTAGTGCCTGCACAGCAGAAACCCTGTCCCTGACTGGTGGGTTAGCGCGTGGTGACTGGTTTGCCATACCGTACGACTCAAGGATCTGGATGTCGGTTTGGCTGGCGTTGGTACTGCGGTTGCCACCGGAGGCGTCAGGGTAGACGTAGATCTGCCGGTTGGGGTAACGCGTTTTGATCTGCTGCGCCAGTGCATCGGTATCGTGCGCACCGCTTACTTCGTCGATCACGAGCAACGTGTTGTTCAGCTTCACGCCGATAACAGCGGACATGTTGCCGACGTTGAAGTCAACGCCAACGCGTAGCGGTTCACGCTCAGTGTCTGGCAGCTTGCTGATGACGTGCTTGCTGCGGTCGAATCTGTCGTAGACAGTGCCGGTAGTGAGGTTAACGAACTCACCGTCTAGGTAAGCCTTGAGCAGTGTTGGGTCGTAGTTTGCTTCAAGGCGCTCGATAAAGTCTGGCGGCAGGTGCGGGTTATCAACGGACCGCATTTTGATTAGCTTGCGATCCTGCCTGCTTTGCGCGTCTTCACTACCGAAGGTGTTCCACATCCAACGGAAGCCTTCAGGTGTTGATGCGGCACCAAACTGACGGACGTTGCCGGAGCGCAAACGACCGAGGATCTTAGGAAACGCTTTGTTTGCGATGGCAGGTGTCACCGTGTCGATCTCGTCTGCCAATACCCAGGCAAGGTTTAGACCGATGATGCGTGACCAGTTCTCAAAGCTACGGCACAGGATCTTGGTGTCACCGCCTGGTAGGTGGAGCATGTATTCCGGCAGCGGTGAAGCGCGGAAGGTGTATGGGATTTCGTACGTTTCTAGGAACTGCTCGAAGTCGTTTTGCCAGATGTCGCGGATTAGCGGTCCGGTTGGTTCCATGACGCAACCGATAAAACCTTGATTGGCAGCAGCAAGGGTGACTGCTTTCGCGGCTAGGGCTCGCGTTTTACCTGCGCCGTAGCCTGCGCTGATACCGATGATCTGGGTTTGGTCATCAGCGACAAAAGCTAGTTGTCCAGGGTGAAGGTCAGCGTGAATGCGCTGCAGCAGTTGATCAGTGTCGATCAGCTCGCCGGAATGGTTGAGCTGTTGTAAGACGTGACCTTCTGGTGCAGCAGCAAGGATGCTCACGAGCAGAGCTGCGCCAGGCGAGCAGCAGTGTTAATGGCGCCCAAGGCGATGTGATATTGCCCAGCTTTTCTAGCTTCAAGCTGCAGTGTTGAACACTGGGAAAGCAGATCAGCGATCATCTGTGGGCGTTCGATGTCCCAGTCAGCACGCAGTTGATCGCGTGCAAGCTGAAGGTACTTGTCACAGGCGCGTTCGCTTACCCCCCAGTTTTCCGATGCAA